GGTGTCAGGTGACATCCATGAAGAGTTGATGGCCACCAATGACGCAGAAATTATGCCTGTAGTCATAGATTTGTTCGGTGTGTTGATTTGGTGCATATCTACGTTGGCAGATCATTTTGGCAAAGTATTTGTGCCATGCGTAGGCGGTAATCATGGCCGTAATACCCATAAAATTAGAAACAAAGGCCGTAACTTTACTTCTTTTGATTGGCTTACCTATCAATTTTTAGCTAAACACTTTGAAACAGATAGCCGAGTATCTTTTCATATTCCTGACGGCCCTGACGCTTTATATGCTATTTACAACCATAAATACCTATTAACGCATGGCGATCAGTTTAGAGGCGGTGACGGAGTAATTGGTGCTTTAGGGCCTATTATTCGTGGCGACCATAAAAAACGGTCTAGAAACGCCCAAATTGATATGGAATACGATACTATGATAATCGGTCACTTCCACCAATTAATACAATTAGAAAGACTTATTGTAAACGGATCATTAAAAGGGTATTGTGAATATGCCTATAGCAATAACTTTGGGTTTGAACCACCAAGGCAAGCTTTATGGATAACGCATCCTTATCATGGCATTACTTTCTCAATGCCTGTCAATGTGGATGTATCGTTTGAAAATTCAGATAAATCAGAATGGGTAAGCTGGAAAGGTTAAAAATGACATTATTAAGCGCTAAATATATTGCAGCTCTTTATTCAGCGTTTAGACTTATGCCACCTTTTGATCGTTACGAGTTACCCACCGCTAGAAAAATAAAATGGAAAATAATTAATGATTCGACCGCCTATGGTTATTTTAATTGCGACCCTCATCTAACTATAGAAATCTCAAAAGGCCGTTGTTTGCATTTTTCTACGATTTCAGAAACTTTATTGCATGAAATGTGTCACCTTGCGCTTTATAACAAAGGTTATAAGCATTGGGATGCGCATGGCAAGGCTTTTTATAAGTTGGCTGACCAAATATCCACAATTTACGGTTTCGACCCTAAGAGGCTTTAAAATGCGAAATAGCCCTATATTAGTAGAACGTGAAGAAACTCATGGTGATTTTATGGCTAAATCACGCTTTATTGAGAAAGTTCAAGATATTATTAGCAAAAATGCTTGGAATGATTTAGAGTCGGATCAGAAAGAAGCAATCCACATGATCCTAGTTAAGTTAAGCAGAATTCTTTATGGCAATCCTAATTACAAAGATCATTGGGATGATATTGCTGGCTATGCCACTTTAGTATCTGAACGACTTAAAGATAAATAATGATTTTCTTGATGGCTTTGTCTTGCAAAAAGAACATAATTTGCGTAACAAGTAATTTTGCTTGTTACAGATAAAGGACAAATATTATGTGGACTACTCCAGCAGCTACAGAAATGAGATTTGGATTTGAAGTAACTATGTATGTAATGAATAAATAGTTATTTTAAATAGGGTGAATAGCGTTCCTCAGAAAAACTTATCCACCATTAATTAAGGGCAGAAATGCCCTTTTTTATTTACCAATAGCAAATAACGTATTCTAGAATGAAACGTAAAGGTATGCTAACAATGCAAAGAAGGCACATAGTAGTGACAAACGACACACATACAAAAGCAAAGTCATCCACTATTTTTTAGGGTGTGCTTTAGACATTGGCGTTTTAATATGAGCTTTAAATTCTTGCTTTAGCTCTTTAATTTGACGCTCAACAACGTATTCTTTTTTCTCATGTCTAATAGAAGGTTTTAATTCTTCAAGTTTCATTTTAGTTGCCATATTTTCTAGTTCCTGACTTATCAATAATTAGTTTTTGTAATCTTTGTTTTTCGCCTTTTGGTGCAAAGCCGATATGACACCATCTATCATACTCCAAAATAACTTGGTCATACTCAATATCACTAGAAATAATAGCATCCACCACAGCACGAGGACTACCGAAGCCAGGACATATAATGTCCGCAGCCAATCCTTTAACGTGACTAGAAGTAGGCTTACTTCCAATACCTGCATTAACGAGCAAGCTACGATAAGCGCTATTAACATGAATAGGATAATTAAGAACATTTCTAATCCTTTGCAAGTTATCTGCTAACCATTTTATATTATTTAATATGGTTGCATCTTTAGGCATATTGTCTATGTTATTGCGATCAGCATATTCAGAAGCGTAAAGCTCCTCTAATGTAAAGTGCTGAGTTAATTTCATTTCTTTTTAACGTAAAATAGTGAACGCTCACCAAACAAATAAAAGCCAACTGCGGATGCAAAGTTATTAACTTCATCTGACATTGTGCCATGGAATACTGTGTATGCCCATGTGCCTAATACAATAATGCCAATAATAGGGCGCATTAATCTAACCGCAGCTTCCACCCAAGGATAAGAAGGATTGCCACCACCAGCTTCATTCATTACTTTAAAAAACTCTAAATCAATCTGCTTCATCTGAGCATACTGTTCTATAGTTGCTGGTTTAAATACATCAGGTGCTATAAATTTATTAATTAAAGATTTACCTAAATCAACAGCAAGTGGGCCTAACGTAGCAAGTAATGTAATCGGATCCACGTTATTTTAAAACTATGCTTAATAATAATAAAATGATAGCGCCTGCGCTTGCCATTAAGATACTTTCTAAACGCTTTAGTCTTGCGCCAATTTCTTCATATCTTAAAGCGCATATTTCTTCGTGAACGCTTAAACGGCTATCAACTTCTGTAAGTGAATGTTTAACCATAATTAACTCTTCATAATGTAGCAGAGAGCATAATACGGAGGAAGGTTAGCACCTGTTCCGCTTGTTCCAGCTGCTGTGTTGGTTGTAGCAACTGTAATGCCTGTAGTTGATGTTGATGTAGGAACGTTAGGAGTTATTCCTGATATAAAACCGTTACTTCCTGAATCACCATTGTAATAATTATAAACAGAACCTAAATGATTATGACCAGGATCTGTTACTACAGATGTTGCAGTATGGGTATGAGATACCACAATTGCGTCTGCACTACCGCCTGTTTGATTAACTGAATAAGTAGAACCAGCACCAACAACAAAACGATTGCGAAGGTCAGGTGTTGAGTTATTTCCGTCACATAATAAAAATCCAGCAGGAATAGAACCAATTGAACCCGACCATAAAAGAATCATGCCTGTAGGCAATACAGATGCAACAGCAGGAATAGTTCCTAAAATACCATATATGTCATCGTAAGTGGCTATTGTTGCGTTATTTGCATCTTGTAATATAAATTTATAGTTATAACCAAAAGTTAGCCAAATTTCATTAGGCGCTCTACCGTCAGTTCCTAATATAATTGGATTGGCATTAGCTATTAATCCACTAACAGTTGTATATGTAGCTAACGGTGTAGATGATCCAGCTTGGTAGCTATATAACTTGCCACCTGATAATGGTAGGCCTGTGACGCCTAAAAAGCTAACTCCGTTGCCTATGGGTGATAGATTGACTGACATTTTATTTTCCTATATCTGAAAGTTTATTATATTTTATTTCTTTTTCAAGCAATTTACCTTGTTTAGTTTTGTAAAACTTGCTAGATATTTTTTCGCCTATATTTTCACCAACTAACGCACCAGGAACTCCGCCAATTTTTGCGCCTAATGCAGTCGATCCTTTAACTGCAAGTGTTCCTAATTTACCTCTTAATTGTTGTGTTTGAACTGCTGCGCCTGGATATTTAGTGTCAATACTAACTAACTCACCAGCTCTAATACCCTCATCAATATTTTGTAAAATTTCAGGACTATCTTCAAAGGCTACTTTTAATTTTTCTGATAATTTAGCTCTTTCTTTAGCCGCAGCTTTGCCATTCCAAGGCTCACCTTGTGCGCTTTGACCTGCTTCTTTAATTCTGTTTACTAAAGAAGTTTGTATTTGTTTTAACGCATCTGTTTTGCCTGTTTCTTTAAAAACATTTATCATGTGACCAAATTGACTTTCAGGCAATGTAGTAATTTTATTTAAAATGCTTTCTGTAGGTATTTTTTGATTTGTTCCTTCAACATTAAGCAAATCACTCATTGCTTTAGGGTTGTCATAAATTTCTTTACCTACTTGAAAATGTTTGCGAGCTGTTTCAAATGTTTCACCGCCTACGTTAGAAAATACATCTTCGTCAACTAAACTTTTTAATTGTCCACCAAGTTGTTTGGTTTCGTAGTTGTATTTGCTATTAATAAACTGACGCAAAGATTCTGATTGAGCAATATTCATTGGTTTAACATTACCTTTTTCATCAAGCAATCCTTGACGTTTTAAAAAGTTTTGAATACCTTTTTGTAAATTTTGCTCTTGGGTGTAAGTAAAGTTTTCGTCAGCTTTTAAAAATTCATTTAATTTGTTTAGCTCAACAGGTTTGTCACCATGCTCAAGTCTTGCAGTTTCATATAATTGAGTTGTTTTTTCATTATGTTTACTTAAAGCATCTTCGGCTGCTTCACGAATAAGTTTTCCTGCATCTATTTTGTCTGTTATTTCAAATTGAGTTCCTGTTCTTGGTATTGTGCCACCAAGCTCATTTTCAATTTTATTAAAATGTCCTGATACAGCTTCTTTTTCGTGAGTAAGTTGTTGCGTCATTCCTTCGCCATAAAGACCTTTTTCTGCTTTTGAAGTTAAATATTGAGATGTGGCTTCTTTTGGATTTTCGTCAATTGCAGATTTTCTAATATTTTGTATGCCTACTTTTTTCAGTAACGCTTCATTGTCACTAATAACTTCTTCAGGTTGAAGCGCTTTGCGTCTTTCAAATTGACCTGTAATAGCCTCATCAACAGCGCCAACACCTTTATTTACAACCTTGCCAATTCCTTTACCTACAGCTGGGCCAGCTGCAAAACTTAATGAATTAGCAATGTTTTCTACGTCTTGAACAGGAATGCCTGTTTCCCTAGAAACAACTTCTGATCCTTTGTGTATATTTTCACCAATATAATTAAATAATTTTCTAGACGCTTCTTTTTGATAGCCTGGTGTTTCAGTTACACCAAATAAACGACCTACAGGATTTTCTAATGCTGCAACTGAACGGCCTGCTATTTTTTCTGCTTCTTCAGGTGATTGTTGTAAAGCACGAGCTGTTGCATAAGTTAAACCGCCTACAGCGCCTGGCACAACACCAAATGCAGTATCAGCTAAAGATGCAACGCCTTGACCAAATTCTTTAAGAGGTTCAAAACCATATTTTTTAATTACAGGTTGATTTGGTGTAATTACTTCAACAGGCAACATTTCAAAAGCTTTTGACTTTAAAGATTGTTGCTCGTTGCCAATATTCAAATAATCCTCAGGTTGAATAGTGGATTCATCAGATATACCTAATAAATCTTCTTCATCTTGAATTTGTTTCTTTTTACTTAAATCTTTAGCCGTAACAGAAATAACAGGCGTTGAGTCTGTAGTTGATAGACTGTCAAATTGGCTTGATAATCTTCCCATTACATTAATCCTAATTTATATTTATTATCTAATACCTCTAAAGCA